ATGCTCAACCCGTACCGCAATCACCTCATCCAGACCCGGCGCAGCGAAGGCACCATCCGCGTCCGGATGACGTACGCCCGCGAGCTCCACCGGCACTTCCCGAACCCTCTGTCCTGCACCCCTCAGGACCTGCAGCGGTTCCTCGCCGCCCACCCGCACTGGAAGCCGTCGACGTACAACGTCGCCGTCGTCAGCCTCCGCAGCTACTACGGCTGGGCGCACGTCAGCGGACACATCACCGACAACCCCACGGTGTTCCTGCAGACGCTGCACGTCGACCGTGCACGCCGGCCGATCGCGCTCGACGTCGACGCGGAGATGGCGATAGTGCACGCCTCGCCGGAGGAGCGGGCGATCATCCTCCTCGGCATGGAGGCCGGCCTGCGTCGCTCGGAGATCGTCTCGCTGCACACGCGAGCTCGAGACGGCGAGTGGCTGTACATCACCGGGAAGGGCGGCCGCACCCGGCGCATGCACGCGACGCCGTCGATCCTCTCGGCGCTCGACGCGATCACGCCCGAGGACGGGGGCTACTACTTCCCGGGTCGTGTCGGCGGGCACATGCACCCGTCGACCGTCTGGCTGATCACGAAGCGGCTGCTGGACGTGAACCCGCACGCGATGCGCCACCGCGCGGGGACGACCGTCTACCGGAACACGGGAGACCTGCGGGTGACGCAGGAGTTCCTCGGCCACGCGAATCCGAACACGACGGCCATCTACGTGCATATCGAGTCGGAGGACATGCGGCGCGCGTCGACGGCCGCTGCGCTCGGCGGACCGACCGCACTGCCCTCGGCGGCGTAGGGAACCACGAAACGCCCCCGGCCTACTCCACGAGGGAGGGCCGGGGGCGTTTCTGTGCGCAGTAGTCGAAGAGGACGCGGGCGGCGTCCGGGAGGGTGTCGCCGCCACCGATGACCCACTCGTCGCGGGTGACGGAGACGTAGGTGTCGACGCCATCGACCCGGACGAGGCGGATCCATCCGAGGTGCTCGTGCTTGTCGGCCATCCGCCACTCACGAGGCGTGACTGAGCGGGAGACCATGCTCATCGGGGTCCAGTGGTGCGACATGTCGGTGAGGCTAGACGGCCCCACCGACACCAGCTCAGGCCTTCGCGGGCGTAGGAGAGATGGCGCGCTGCCACCGGCCCGGCATCCGGAACGCGAAACGCAACGGGGTGCGGAGGGCGAGGCGGTAGATCACGAGGCACAGGACGGCGATCACGGCGGGGCCGACGATCGGCGCGGCCGCCGCGGTTGCGGGAGACTCGAGCACAGTCGTCCAGTCGATGAACGACGCGGCGACCATCACGAGCGGGAAGTGGAGGACGTAGATCGGCAGCGTGCTCCGGCCCACCCGAGAGAGCACCCGTCGGACCGGCGCCACACGGCAGAGGAGCACGACAGCCAAGAGCCCAGCGCTCAGGGCGGCGGCGTCCCGCGCGACGAAGAGCACGGCGTTCGCGAGCGGAACCTCGACTACCTGCTCGAGCACGAAGAAGACCGTGAAGACCCCGCCCGACACGACTGTCCGGAGCGGCGTCGCTCGGCCCGCTTGCTGCTCGATCAGTGGCCGGAGGTAGACGCCGGCCGCGAAGAAGAGGAAGTAGTAGGGCACGCGGGCCCACAGCTCGAAGCCGAGGACTGCCTGCGCGGTAATCGAGAGGACAGCCAGCATGGCGAGAACGTAGGCGGGCCGAGCGCGGGGGAGTGAGCAAAGGACGGCGGTGTAGACGGCCAGCGCGAGGATGAACCAGAGCGGCGTATCGGGGATGAGGAGCTGACCGAGGAAGTCACCCGGGCTCGTGATCCTGTCGGTGTTGACGGCGAGCGGGATGAGCGAGATGAGGCCGTAGGCGACCAGCCAGACCACGTAGAGGTAGTAGGAGCTCGCGACGCGTGCGGCATTCGATCGGTCGCCCCGCCCCGCTCGGACCCGGCGGGCGACGACGAAGCCCGACACGGCGAAGAGGAGCGGCATGCGGAATGCCGCGAGTGCCGCGCCGAAGAGAGACCACCCGGTCGTGACCGGTCCGGCAGGGGCGGCCGGTTCGAAGATCACGATGATGAAGTGGAACATGACGACGGCGAGGACGCATCCGCCGCGGGCTGCGTCGATCCACGGGATCCGCTTGCTTGCTGTCTGGTTCCCGCTCATAGTGCTGAACGATAGCTGTCGGGTACGTCCCCCGCCACCAACGACGAAAAGCCCCCACCCGGCCGCCGAAGCGGAGGGTGGGGGCTTTGCCGTGTTGTCAGGCAGCTCGCATGACGACCAGCGGAGCGACGTCCGTGAGGCCGCCGGGCGCGAAGGTCGAGTTGAACGGCAGCGTGAAGCCGTTCACCTCGATCCCGGTCGTGTACGTCGCCGAGGAGAGCATCGTGTCGATGTCCGTGGAGCGGAAGCCGAGGAACGGCGTTCTCCCCAGCGCCGTCCCGGCTCGAATGACCGGCAGCGTGGCCGGGCCGGACGGGACGACGCCGCCGACGTAGAAGCGCTGCCCCTCACGGACGCGGAAGTTCGCCGCTAGGCTCTTCGTGCCCGTGGTCGAGCAGTCGACTGCCGCCGACGCGAAGTGCGGGACGAGCTTGTCGCCCTCGTACCGCAGCACCATGACGTAGAACGTGGCCGACGAGGAGCCCGCCGTCGTCACCGAGATCGAGACCTGGTCGATGAGCCCGGACGCAGGTGCGACCCATTCGAGGCCACGGAACCGATCCACAGCGGACGCTGCCACCAGCGTGGTGCGGGTCGACGCGCCCGGCATGTAGAGCCGGCCGGCCAGCAGACTTCCCGACTGGTTCCCGTCCGCGCGCAGAGATTCGATTTGACCCGTGACCGACGCCACCTTGCCCGCCGTAGAGCCGTGCTGCCGCTCGAGCGCCGACAGCCGTGAGTCGACCGTCGCGGTCCGGGCTGCGACGAACGCCTGCATCGCGGCCAGCCGATCCTTCTGCGGAACGGCGAGCACGTCCGCGGCGAGCGGCAGCCAGACGCTGCTGTCCTCCGCACCCTGCGCCTGCACCCACTCGGCCGCCTGCTCGAGCTTCTGCGGCTGCTCGTAGGCGATCTCCCCGCCGGGTGCGAGAGCGATCACGTTGCGGTACAGGTTGAGGCCCTCGGGCACCGAGTAGTTCGTGTTCCCGAACCGTCGGGCGAAGACGTGGCGGGTAGCTCCGACGAAGGTGTTGTCGAAGATGTTGAGGTCGTGCCCGCCGGGGACCGGGTCGAAGTCGTAGGACAGGATGTCCGCGGACTTGTAGTCGGCGCCCCACGAGTAGCCGGCGAAGTAGACCGTGTTGTCGTGGATGTTGACCCGCTGGTAGCCGACGAGGGTGCCGCCCTGCTCGGTGTTGAACCAGTGCTCGAACCCCTGGGCCGCGCGGACGATCGTGTTTCCGGCGACCTCGACGTCCTGCCAGCCGTTCGATCCGCCGGGGTACGACTTGCCCTGAGCGGTCCAGCCGACGTCGAACACGTCTTCGGCGTAGTTGTTGAGCACGGCGATGCGCGATCCGGAGATGTAGGCCTGCCACGCGTTGCCGGCGCGGGTGCCTGGTCCGTGCTCGGCGCCGCCGATGCGTCGGAGGACGAGCCCGACGGTCGACCAGTCGTTGCGTTCGATGGCGGAGACGCCCATGCCGCCGGCGCCGACGATCTCGAGGTTGGTGAAGGTGGTGTTCACGCCGGGTTCGATGCCGTTGCAGTTGACGGAGATGCGCAGGTCGTCGGTGATGCTGGCCGGGTTCCCGTCCGCGCGCACGTAGGCGTACGTGGCGTCGCAGGCGTACGACCAGAGGCGCTGGTTGCCGAGCTCGCCGATCGTGTACACGCTGCGGTGGCCCTTGAGCTGTCCGTCGACGTAGAGGTGTGCGACGTTGGTCGAGGGCTCGGAGGAGTTGCCGGTGATGCCGGGCGCGCCTGCGGTGATGTTCGCCTTCCACACTCCGGCGGCATGCGGTGTCCACGAGGCGGGGTCGTTCGCGATCTTGTAGAGGTCGAAGACAGGCATGCTGTCGCCCCACTGGTCGAAGACCAGCCGGGTCGTGCCGCGCAGGGCCACCGGCGTCGCAGCCTTGATCCCTCCCGGGATGTGGACGTCGCCGCGGCCGGCTGCGACCACCAGGTCGCCGCGGCCGATCTTCCCTGCGGCGATCAGCGCGTTCACCGGTGCGACGGTCTTGAACGGGAAGTAGATCGACGTTCCGACGTTCGTGTCCGAACCGGCGAGTGGGTCGATGCGGTAGATGCTCACAGTGCGCTCCACTTCTTCGGCAGGACGGCCGCCAGGCCGAGCATGCTCATGCTGAGCGGCGAGCTCGCAGGCGCGGGCAGCTGGGCAGCCGGAATGCGCGCGTCGGCGTCGAGACCGGCGACACCGTTGGGCTCGCCGATCATGTCGGGCGGGATCGCTCGGAAGGTCTCGGTCATGACGTCGCTCCGATCGTGATGGTGAGGAAGCCGTCGAGGTCTCGCCTCACGGTGAACCCGCCGGACGCCGCCTGCTCGGCCGCATCCCGTGCCTGATCGCGGTAGGCGCGAGCGGCATCCCGCGCGTCGATCGCGTCCTGCGCGGACGGGAGGAACGTGAGGTCCTTCGCGCCGACCTCGCCGGACCGGACCAGGTCAGTGACCGCGACTCGCCGGTCGTCGGGGATGACGGGCGGCAGCCGGTACAGCCCCTCCTCCGACGTTGCCCCGGGGATGTCGAGCTCGGTGTGGAACCCTGCGGATCCTGGCGGGATCTCGAGGGTCACTTCGCTGACCTCTTCGTTCCCGAGCAGCCACCTTCCGCGTTCGATCCGCAGCACGGTTGGCGCTCGGGTGACGATGCGGTCCTGGTTCGGGAAGGTGACGCGCTGGGAGATCGAGTAGCGGCCGTTGCTGACCTTCTGCTTCGTCGCGTCCACGTACCCACCCGGCGGCAGGAGCAACGTGATGGTGCCCGTGTACGTCTCTGCCGGCGCGGTGATGAAGATCGCGCGCGGCGCCGAGTCCGCCCAGTTGCCGCGAGAGTCGGTCGCGCGAACGACGAACTGCAGGGTGTAGTCGTCGCCGGTGATCGCCGCGAGGAGCGTGTCGCGCGGGATGTCGACGAACCAGCCGCCGCCCGGGTTGAGCGGCTCCATCGCGACGATGAGGCGCTTGCTGTCAGCGTCCCGAACCTCGACCGAGGAGACGGGCGAGGAGGCGTCGTAGGCGCTGGCAGTGACTCGGAGGAAATCCGGCACCACCGTGCCCTCGTTCGGCTCCACGATGACGACCACGGGCGGCGTGATGTCATCGCCGACGACGGGCGCGATCGACACCTCGATGGGTTCCGACCAGGACACGTTGCCGGTCCAGTCGACGGCGCGGATCCGGTACGACAGCAGCCCGATCGCGCGGAGCCGCTCGAGGTCGATGTCGACGCCCCACAGGTCACCGCCGAGGGGGCTGGCCGCCTCGATGGGGGTCTCGCCCCAGTAGATCGATGCGGCCGCGACTCCGGACTCGGAGTCGGACACGTCGAACCGGAACGCGACCATCGGCCCGACCAGCTCGCCCGCCTGAGGCGTTCCGGGGACGATGGTCGGCGCAGCGCCATCGCGGAGAGTCGATGCGGTGACGGGCGCGGACGGCTGCGAGAAGGTCCCGTCACTGCCCTTCGCGATGACGTAGCCGGTGTGCGTGCTGCCCGGCGCGGTCGCGAGCTCGTACGAGCTGCCGTCCACCTCGATCGCCGGCTGGTTGTCGATGACCAGGAGGTAGCCGTCGATGCTGCCGGTCGCACCGAACCAGGAGAACGTGATCGTCGTGTAGGTGACGGTCGGCGCTGCCATGTTCGGAGGCGTCACGGTGACGGGCGGGGTGCCCGAGACTTCGTAGACCTGCGTCCCGACGAGGAACAGGTCTCCGACTGCGGCGTCTTCGGGGATGGCGTCCACGGAGGCGAGCTTCCGCAGGGGAGGCTCGCCTCCGGAGATGTGACCGAACGCCCCCGTCGACATCGTCAGGACGAGGTCTCCGGGCGCCAGGGTGGCGGGTATCTCGTCGACGGTGTCGGCGACGACGACGGGGATGTCGGTCACGGTCAGCTCCTCACTAGGCGGCGACCCACGAGGAGCCGTTGTACTTCTTGGACGAGAAGCCGTTGCTGGTGTCGTCCCAGCGGTCGCCGGTCAGCGGCGGCTTCGGCTCGGTGGAGCCGACGGAGTGCCACGGGGGCGAGCCGATGAGGCGCAGCATGGTGAGCGTTCCGCCGTTGCCGTGGTAGGGAAGCTCGGCGGTGGACCCGTGCACGATCGGCTTCGGTCCGCGTCGGATCGACGGGGAACCCGACTTGAGGTGGATCAGTCCGGCGGGCGAGTTGTCCTGCTCGTAGACGGTCACCTTCCCGATGTGCAAGTAGTTCTGCCCGAACGAGGCGTTCGTGCCGGAGGATGCGCCCTGCACCCAGATGCCGCGAGCGAGCAGGCCCGACGAGGGCGCGCCGGATCCGCGGTAGTCGAACACGACGTCGTCGATCAGGTACTCGGCCGACGAGCCGGACCCGCGCGGCAGCGAGTTGATTCCGATCGCCGCGAAGTTCATGCCCTTCAGGGTGAGGCGTCGGAGGTCCGCGTTGTGCCCGGCCGTGCTCACGCCGACTTGGTCGAATCCGTTCGGTCGGAACGTCTCGGCCGCCTCGTCGATGGTGTTCTGCTCGAGCGTGGCGAACTCGATGCGGAGGTCCTCGACGACGGACGAGAACCGGGTCGAGTCCGACGGGTAGGTCTCGCCGAGGTCGACACCCACCTTCTGGATCCCGATCATCGTGCCCTGACGCACGATCGACCGAGAGTGCAGTCCGTCGTAGGTGTAGCCCTTCTCGGAGATCTGCACCCCCACCGCGGCACCGATGATCGTGAAGCGCTCGATGATCGTGCTGGTCCCGCGGGACGAGATGCCCTTCGACGGCGAGTCCTTCCGGCCGGCCGCGCCGGAGAAGTCGACGGTGATGTCGGAGAAGTGGGCGCCGTGCACGCCGGGGTGCGTGTCGTAGGGGTGAGCCCACGTTCCGGAGGCGTCGCCGTGGATCTTCGGGAAGCGGCCCTTGCCCGCCGAGGCGAGGTACGAGTAGGCGTCCGCGACCGCGTAGTTCCCCATCGACCCGTAGATGTACGAGTTGGTGGTGAACAGGTGTCGGGCGTTCGTCCCGCCGATGCGGAACTTCCCCTTGTAGGAGCCGGCGCCGTACTCGTAGTTGTAGCCGTACGCGCCCTGCTGGTCGTAGCCGTTGTCGCCCTGAGTGGCGTCGTTCGGCTGCAGGATCGTGTTCGACTCGACATCCGCGTTCGCCATCGCGACACCGATGACGCCCGCCTGGTAGGAGCCGCGGACGGTGTACCGCAGGCGAGCGTTCGGTCGGCCTCCGAGGATGATCGACGGTCGGCGCTGCGCCTGATCGATCATCGCGTCGGGGTTGGTCGACGCAGGAAGGGTGTCGAGGGTGATGCCCTCGATCTCGGTGACGCGCTCCTTGTAGATGTCGAGGAACAGGTTCGCCGTGGTGAACGTGTCCTCGAACAGGTCCTTCAGGAGGATCGCGCCCGAGTCCGCGATCGTGCCGGCCGTCGGGGCGGTCGAGGACTTCGACCCGACGCGGATCTCCTCGCCCTTCGTGAAAGCGCCCGTGAGGCTCTTCAGGACCATCTTCCCGGCGGTGAGCGTGTCGGGCGCGTACGCGGCGACGTGGCCGATGGCGCCGGAGGTGACGCCGTAGATCATGTCGCCCTCGCGCGGCCCGTTCCCGCCCTTCGTGACCGGGTAGTAGACGCCGAGGAACTGCGTGCCCGAGCCCTTCAGGGGGCCCTGAGAGTCGGAGGACACGGTCTTCCACGTGTACCGCTGCGATGAGGAGTAGACGCGGCCGTAGGCGCCGACCTTGATCTTCGCGAGCGTCGTCTGCGCGGTGGGAACGAGGACGGTGAGCAGCTGCTTCCCGGAAGGGTTGCGCTCGAGACCCTGCACGAACGCGGACGTCACCGAGGACAGCGCGTACCGGTCGGGGAGCTCGACGGCGGAGAGCACCGGGGTCGCACCGACCGAGTCGTAGAGCGTCGCGTTGCCGTACCAGCGGATGTCCTGCCCCCGAGCGGAGACGCCGGACGCGCAGTTGAAGTGCCCGTTCAGCACGACGGGCAGTCCGCGCTCGGACGCGTAGTCCTGCGCGGCCTGGATGGCGGCGGACGCATCCTTGCTGAGGTCCGCGAGCGAACCGGTGGCGCCGAACTGCTGCGGCGTGACGAAGCCGTACGCAGAAGCGAGGCCCGCCCAGTCGTAGTCGGCGGTCGCGGCCGACCCCTTCATGAGGAACTGCTTGCTCGTGCCGCCGGAGGGGACGTTTCCGGTCGCGCCGCCGACGTTGCGCCAGACGCCGTCCTCGAAGAGAACCTTCGTCGTGCTGCCGGCGGTGGCGCCGGTGCCAAGCTGACTCGGCGGCACGAGGCCGTTCACCTTGTCTGCCTTGCCGCCGGCGAGGGCAGCGAGACCGGTGACCTTGGACGAGTCGACCTCGGAGATCTGCGCGCTGGTGATCGTGTTGTCGGCGATCTTCGCCCCAGTCACTGCCTTCGCCTGCAGGTGGCTGGTCTGCACGGACCCGTCGGTCAGCCCGGTGCCGGTGCCGCCCGTGCCGTCGGCCCCCTTCGGGATGCCGAAGCTGATCGTGTAGACGTTGTCGACGCTCGTCGCGGAGGCAGTGGCCTGGGTGCCGGCAGCGAGGGTGGCGACCGTGCCGATCTGGATGGTGGGGGTGGCCCCGTCGTCGCCGGATTCGCCGTCCTCGCCCTTGAGCGAGGCGATGAACTCGGCTTCCGTGCCCGTGAAGAGCCCGAGGCGGACGGCGATGTCGTAGGCGGAGGGACCCTTGAGGTCCGCGAGTGTGGTGGTGCTGACGGCCATGAGGGCTCCTTCGGAGAAGCGGGTACGCAAAAGCCCCCGCCTGTTTGGGCGGGGGCCGGAGGGGTAGTGGAGGGGTGCGCTACTCGGCGCGGTGGCGGCCGATGGACTGCAGCGCGGACGACGTGCCGGTCGGCTTCCAGAGCCCGTAGTGGAGGCCCACAGCGACGAGGAACGTCGCGACGCCCGAGAACACACCGGCGGCGAGGTCGTAGCTGACACCCGCGTTCAGCGCCGCGAGGAGCTCGGTGCCGAGGCCGGAAGCGAACGCGAGGACCGCGAGGAGGAGCGCCTTCGCCGACGCCGAGGTGGCGCGGGTCGTGACGAGGCCGACGAGCAGCGGCAGGACGATGGACACGAGGAGGCTGAGCAGCTGCGGCCAGGTGGGGTCGAACGTGATCACGAGGTAGTTCCTTCCGAGGTGGTGGAGAGCCGAGTGGGTGGGCGAACGCGCCAGTGAGGGCGCTCAGGCGGTCCGGGTGGGTTGGGGATCAGCGGCTCGAGCAGCTGGATGTGGCGGTTCTGCTCGTCGATGACGTCGCCGAGGTAGTCCATGCGCTCGGCCTGATCGCGGAGTTGCTTCTCCTGACGGTCACGGATGTCGTTCGACCGGCGGAGCTCCTCACGGAGATCGACGAGGAGCTGGTTGCCGATGCGCTCGACAATCTCCTCGCGGGAGAGGCCCATCTCGTCGATCTTGCGAGCGGCCGCGGCGCGCTCTTCCTCGGCGGCTCGGACGAGCGCGGCGTCCTCGAGCTTCACTTTCCGCTTCCAGGTGCGCCAGACGACGATGCCGCCGGACACGGTGACGAGGGCGCCGATCGCGGAGACCGCGGTGCCCGCCACGCGGAGGATTTCGTCGAGGGTCACCGGTCGCTCACCATCGCCGCAGCGTCGCGCGCTGCCTGGCGCTTCTGCTTCTTGAGCGCGGTCTCTTTCGCCCACTTGTTGATGAGGTCGGGGAACCGCTTGATGACGACGGCGATCGGGATGATGACCCCGCCGACGACGTAGAGCCGGCCGCCGCCGACGTCGTCACCGAATTCGGCGAAGACGAGGATCAGGAGCGTGAGCTCGTAGGCGATGAGGCCACCGCCGATGAACAGCTTCGCGATCATCTCGAGCGGCCACAGCTTCGGGATTACGACGCCGACGAGGGCGACCGCGCCGAGCGTGATGAGCGCGTAGCAGAGCAGGTCGACCATCCACGGAGGGAGGATCTCTTCGAGCGCGGGGACTGACCCGATGGCGCCGCCGATGCCGACGAGCATGAACGCGAAGTCGACGACGACGAGGTCCCAGCGGAGTGGTTCACGGGGCTGGACGGGGGTCTCCGTCATGGGTCCTCCTCTCAGAGGTGAGGAGGGGCTACTCGATACCGTCGGTGACGCCGAGCTGCTTCGCGAGCACGCGCGTGTTGTTCAGCGCCATCTGCGAGGACCGCAGCGCGGCGACGAGGACCGTTGCGAGGGTGACCTCGCCGCCGTCCTCGAGCGTCACGGGCGCGCCGTCGAAGTCGCGGACGATGTCGAGGGTCTCCTGCACGCCACGGAGCGTGTTGGCGAGGACGGTCTCGGCGGGCTGGGAGCCGCCGTTCCAGGGGATCTGCACGGGGATCTCGCTTTCGTTGTTGGTGGCGGGGGTGCTGTTCGCTCCTCCGCCCGAGGTGGCGGTGAGGTAGAGAGCGGGGTCGACCTGGCGGCCGTTCTTCCGCAGCTCCTGGTGGCAGTGCACGTACTTGGTGCCGGTGTTGCCCATGACGCCGATCTCTTCGGCCTGCTCGACCTGATCGCCGTACTCCGCGATGTACTCGGAGAGGTGAGCGATGAGGGTCTCCCAGTGGTCGCCGTTCTCGTCGCGGCCGTGGTCGATGACGATTCGGTTCCCGTAGGTCCCGTACCAGCCGGCGACGGTAACCTTCCCGGCGGCGGGTGCGACGATCCGCAGGTCGTCCTCCGTCGCGTTGCCGTGCCCCCAGTCGACGCCGCCGTGCGACTTCACGTTCGCGCCCGGGACGTTCTTCGCTCCGAACGGGCTGGTCATGCGGCCTCGAGCCGCCTTGATGATGCGCATGCGCGACTCCTCGGTGGTCGTGGGAAGAAATGGGAGGTCAGGCGAGCGCGCCCGGCGCCGAGACCCCGCGGATCCAGCGCGCCCTAACCTGCGACGACGCGAGGAGGCTGACGGTCCCGGACCCGCCGCGGAACTGCAGCGAGACGCTGAGTACGCCGCCGGGGTGGTCGACGTACGCGGTCAGGTGGGTGGGGCGTGCGGAGTAGATGTGGTCCGAGCGCACCTTCTCGACGTCCGTGCCGTTGACGACGAGTACTGTCTCGCCTGTGGACGCGGTGTTCACCTCCGCGGTCCCCGCGACGCCGTTCGCGCTGATCGCGTACAGCCCGCGTGCCTGGAAGTCGCGCTTGAAGCCGACGTACTCGCCCGTCCCGCCGGGGGCCACGTTGTCGGGGTTCGTGCGCGTCGCGTCGAGGTTGCCGTCCCACGCGAACAGGTCGGTGGGGAAGCCGTCAGCCATGACCGTCAGCGAGATCGTCCGCATCGCCGTGAACGCGTACGAGGCCCACACCCACCCGAGCGGCACATCGAACAGCAGGCCCGCTTCCCGGTTCAGGGTCGGGAACCGCAGCGGCGGCCGCTCGGGCATCTTGTCGGCCGTGAACTGCCCGGTCGTCTCGCTCGCGATCAGCGGGTACGTGACGGTGCGCGCGCTCCAGTTGAACCGCGCGACACCGAGGAACCACTGCCCCCTCCCCGATGCAGGGGTGGGGACGTCGATCGTCACGGAGTCGGCCACTCCCTCGCGCTGCACGATGACGCCGCACGCGGACAGCCCGCCCGCGGAGAGCTGCAGGCGACGGTTGCCGCCGAGCGCTGTGAGGACGAACGACTGCCGGGTGAGGACATGACCCGTGTCGCCGGCGGCGAAGAACATGCGCGCCATCTCGCGCTCGTTGATCCGGGTGACCCTGTCGCCCTGCGTGAATCCGGTGTAGGTGACCATCTACCTGCTCTTCTCTCTGCGCGCGTTCGCTGCCGCGAGGGCGTCGATCGCGTCGCTCGTCTCGCGTGCGGGGTCGTCGACGTAGCCGCCGACGGTCGGGGTGATCACGCGCCCGTCGCGTTCGGTGATCTCAAGGCGCACCTCGGTGATGTGGTCACGGATTGGCTCGCCCGCGCCGGCGACGATCGCTATGCGCTCTCCGCGGAGGAACCCGCGGACGCCGTCGCGGTAGCCGTAGTAGAAGCTGCCCGCCTCCGCGAGCTCCGCGGACACACCCGCGGTCGGGCGGCCCTCGGCGAGCTTCTTCTGTCCGGCGGTCCCGAGAGACGTGGAGAGCTCGGCGTTCGACTCCGCGGTGACATCGGCGCGGAGGGGCGCGTACTTCGCGACCTTCTCCGACTCGTCGAGATCCTTCGGCCACTCCGGAGTCGAACCGGTCGCAGACGTGAACGTCTCGCCGATGAATCCCCAGTCGCGCTCGAGGCCGGTCTCGTCGCGGTACTCGGCGAAGACGCGCGCGGCGTCCTCTCCGGGCCCGCCGACGATCACGCGTGTCGCGGTGGGGGCGTCGCGGGTCCAGCTGCCGGAGACGAGGATCCCGGACTGCGCGTCGATGACGGGTGCGTACTCGCCGCACTCGTAGACGTCGATGTTGATGAGGGGGCTGCCGGGCTCGAGCCAGATGGACAGGCCGAGGCCTGCCGCGTCGAGGATCGGGACGACCGTCTCCTCGAGCGTCGCGAACCGGCCGACGGCGGGGAGGGCGATGGTGCCACCGCGGCCGAGGTCCTCGCGGATCGCGACCGGCAGGCCGAGGCGCTGCACCAGGTTTGCGCCGAGCAGCCACTTCACGGCGGACTCGACAGGCATCTGAGACGCCGGCCACACCATCACGCCCGACTGCCCCTCGACCGTGCCGCGGCGTAGCGCGCCGGTCACGACGGACTGCGCGGGATCGTCGAGGGACGTCGGGACGAGCGGCCCGTCCGGGACGATCCACGCGAGCGCGTTGCTCAGCATCGCCCAGTCGTCGCCGACCGTGTAGCGGACAGCTCCGCCGGCGAGCAGCTGCCCACCGACCGAGGTCACGGGCCCGGAGTGGAAGTGCTTCCCATCGAGGCGGCACACCACCCGAGCGCCAGGCGCCTGCAGGAGGCCCGAAGCGGGCGCGTCGTCGTCCAGGACCAGCTCGAGCGTTCCGGCCGCCAGATGACGAACCGTGCCGTCCAGGGCCTGGAAGTGGGGGACCGGTGCAACCCGGCGGCGGTTCCGGTCCCAGACGGTGATGTCGAGGCCGTAGTCGGCCGCGTCGACGATCACCCGCGGGCCTGCCGGTACTGCGGCGTCCATTCGAGACGCGCCGACCCGGTGCCCTCACGCTCGATCGACACGGTCGAAGTGCGGCCCGGAGCGAGACGGGCGAAGCCCCAGGAGGTCAGCTCACGCCACATGTCGATCACCTCCGCGCCGGTGTCCAGCAGTGCCGTGTTCGAGTCGGAGTCGATGCGGAGCGTCTGCCCCTCCGGGATGATGAACTTCCCGCCCACGGACCGGCCGTCGATGATCGTGTCGAACCCGTTGATCGGGCCCGTCAGGATCCACCGCACCGGAGCCGGCACGTTCCCCGGGTTCCGCAGCAGCTTCACGATCGGCAGATACGCCGGCGACAGCCACCAGTCGGGCGCACCCTCCTGGCCGTGAACCTCGTCGCGGCCGAAGAAGTCCGCGTCGGGCTCGTTCGACGCGAAGTCGTATGTCTGAAGCGGCCCCCGCCAGAGCGGGTCGTCGGCGATGACGTCGACGGTCGCTTCGTAGACGTGTCGGCGGTCCGGGTTCTGGACGAAGTCGAGGTCGCCGCCGTCGAAGAATAGGTCGAGGTAGCGGGGCTGCTCGCCCTTCGTCGTGACCTCGAGCGTCGCCGGCTGGTCGTAGGACCACGCCGACGCCCAGCCTCGCTCGACGGAGATGAGCTCGCTCTGCTTCCCGGCGATGTTGACGTACACCGTGATCGAGCCCGGGCGCTTCCGCAGGACTGTCGAGGTGCGCTGCTGGCCAGCGCGCGTCACGCCCTGCCGTGCACGGACCACGGGCGCAGGAGCCCCGAAGAGCCCCTGCACCCCCTCGGGTGCGACCCGCACGTCCCCGGTGAGGAGGTCACGGATCACGCCATCTGCGCCGATGAGCTTCAGGTGCATGCCGTCACCCCCTCCTCGACGTGACCAGGGCCTTCGCCCGGCGGGTGGACTGCGCAGTCGTTGAGCGAGAGATGCTCTCGACCCTCGCCTCGAAGTACTCCCCGTCGCCCCAGGGGCTCTGTACGAGGACGGTCATCGGGCCCGCGCTCTGCTGCGACAGCCGCGAGTTCGTCTCGGTGATCATGCGGTTGACGGCGCCGGTGTCGACGATCGACTCCGGCTTGCCCGCCTCCGCGACGCGCACGATGGTTCCGCCCGGTGTCGGGAGGATCGTGCCGCCCGTCGCCATGTCGGGCGGAGAGCCGACGCCCTTCGCGGGACCCCCGCCGCCGCCTACGACGGACTGCGCAGCAGCCAGCGCGTTCCGGACGACAGCGACCGCTGCCGCCACGGCCCGGCCCGCCGCAGACTGAATGCCGGCGATGAGCCCGCCGATCAGAGCAGCACCGACGCCGACCAGTGCCCCGCTGAGATTGCCCATCGCGCCGATGAGGTCACCGACGAGACGAGCCCCAGCAGCTACGGGCTTCTGCGAGAAGGTCGACCAGAACGCCGTCCATGCGGCGCCGACCTGCGCGACGAAGCGAGCGATCGCAGCGATGCCGTCCCGCGCAAAGGCCGCGATCGCTGTCGCTGCGCTTGTGAACGCGTCGCGGGCGATGTCCACCAGGTTCGCGAGTACCCGCAAGGCAGGAGCGGCGACCGTGGCGATGGTGCTGATCAGGGTGATCATCGTGCCGTTGAAGCCGGTCATCTTGCCGCCGAGCTGCTCGACGCTGGCCGAATTCCCGTTGAAGAAGTCGGTCAGGGCGGACGCCGCAGCCCCGGCCTCCCCGAACTTCTGCACCACCGGTGCGAGGAAGTCCGCGAGCGGCCCGATCAGGGACGACAGCAGCGCGACCGCGTCGACGAGTCCCACGATGAGGTCGAGCGCCGCAGGGCCCTTCTCGATGAGCGAGTCGAGCGCGGCGGGCAGCTTCTCGAGGATCTCCTGCAGCGCGGCCGCGAGATCGGGCAGTCGCGCGGAGATGTCGTCGAGCAGCTGCGTGATGAGCGGCAGGAGCTCGGTGAGTCCCTTGCCGAGCGTTTCACCGAGCTCGACGGCGAGAGTGCCTGCGAGAGCGCCGAGGCTGCGCACGAACTCACCGAAGGCGGCGGGGTCGAGGTTCTCGAACAGCGAAATGATGCCGTCACGGAGGCCCGCGATGAACAGCAGGAGGCCCTGGCCGACGGCGGGCTGGTTGAGGAGGTCGGACACTCCGCCGAGGAGCTCGCCGAAGGCTTGGCCGCCGACCGCGAGGAACGTCGAGAGGTCGGCGGAGCGGTCGGCGAGCATCTGCCCGAAGCGGGCGAGGCCGCCGTTGACTCCGTCGAGGGCGGCGTTCGCTCCCCGGAACAGGCCGGTGAGGCCCGTCTGGAAGGCGGGCGCCGAGAGAGCGTCTGCCGCGCGGGACAGGCCGCTCGCCATCGTGGCGAGGCCGTCCCCGCCGGCGGCGGTCGCCGCTCGGGAGATGGCGGCGATGATGCGCACCGTGTCCGCGAGCACGGACCCGAGGAGCTTCGCCGACTCGATCCCGGCGTCGATCCAGCCCTTGAGGCGTCCGTCTGCGGCGGCCGCGCCGACGAAGTTGTCGAAGCGCTCGGTGAGGTTTGCGATCCACTGTGCGAGGCGGGGGAGGTAGTCGGAGCCGACGAGGCCGAGGTTGACGAGCGCGGACGCGAAGGAGTCGGTGCCACCTGCCGCGATGTCGATGGACTCGACGAGCCGGTCGAACATGCGGCCGACTCGCTCGCCCGTCAGGGCGGTGCGGAACCCGTCAGCCAGTGAAGCGGTCCACTGCCCGAGAGCGGTCGACGTGCGACCCAGGCCCTCGAGCATGGACGGGAAGAGGTCCTTGACGAGCCGCCTGATGGGCGCCTCAGCCTCGCCCCAGAAGTTGTCGCCGATGCGGGTCTTCAGCCGGTCCCAGAGCGGAATCAGGTCGTCGAGCCGATCGCCGACCTGCGACAGCGCGACCATGAGTACGGCGATGGAGACGCCAGCGCCAGCGATGAGAGCGGGAGCGAGCGCGGAGATCGCGAGAATGGACGACAGCGATGCGGCGAGGGTGGCGAGGCCACCAGCTGCAGCGATCGCCGCGGCCGCGAGCGACGCGATGCCGCTGACCATGGCGGCCATGCGGGGGAGGCTGCGGTCGAGGTTCAGGATCCCCTCGCCGAGACGCTTCCCCAAGTCGGTGAACATCCGTCCACCGGACAGGGCCGCGATCGCCGCTCCCACTTTCGCGATTGACGCCTTCGTGACCTCGAGGTTCAGCGGGACGACGCGAGGACGGGCGGCTTGCGCGATCCTGGCGTTGCTGAGCGAGGCGCCGTTGACGTCGACGCTGAGGTGGATCTCCTCACCGGACCAACGATCGATGAACCGCTTGATCGTGCGCTCCGCCGGCCGCATGTTCGCGTCGACGTCGATCTTCAGGATGTTGTTCTTCTCGATGCGTTCGAGTGTCTTCTTCAGGTCCTCGCGGAACCGGGTTGCGTCGGGGACCACGCGGATGGTGACTCGTCCGACGGACTTCCCTCCGCGTCCTGCAGGTCCGGCCATGGCGTCTCCTCAGGGTTAGCCCGCGAGCAGGCGCATGAATCCGTCGACGTCGAAGTCGCCAATCGAGGGGACGATCGGTTCCTCTTCCGCGACTCGAGAGCGGGGGAACGCGTAGTCCGGGTCCCACTCGGGCACCTTGAGTGCCGTCAGGCGGTCGAAGAGCAGCTCAAGCGCGACTCGCGTGGGTGTCCGCCCGTACTCCGAGGGGTCCTTCAGCACCGCGGCGCGGAACCGCGACCACGGGTGCTGCAGCAGCCCCTGCACGTACAGGAGAACAGTCCTCGCCGGGACGATGCCCGTCCACACGTCGTCGACGCTGCAGGAGTACAGCTCGCGGAGGTCCGCGGTCAGCTCGACCTCGTACTTCCCGAGGAGATCGAGCAGCTCGTCTATTCCCCCACTGCGCTCGCGTAGCGGTTGAGGATCGCCATGAAGTGGTCGTTCTGCGCGTCGACTGCCCAGGCGATGTAGGCCTCCTTGTCGAGCGCGATGGACTCGGCGAAGTCGTCGACGTCTGCCAGGACATCGAGGAGCACACCGACGCGGGGGTCGTCCGGCTTGAGGTCGAGGCCCTTGCCGCCGTCACCCACGAAGGGCTGCAGCGAAACCGCGATGCGAAGGATCGCGTTGCGGTGTCGGAGGCGCAGCTGGTGCGGCGGACGGAGCGCCGGCATGTCGGCGAGGAGCTCGTCCTGCTCAGCGTCGCTCTCGCGCCGCTCGGCGGCCGTGGGGGCCTTGGACTTGTGGTCGTCGGGAACTCGCGTCTGAGCCATGATCTTGCCTTCCTGTGGCGGGTGGAGCGGGTGGGGTCCTGCCTGGCCGACCCGCTCGGCAGCCAGGCAGGACGTCGAGGGGTTACGAGCGCGCGAAGGTGAATGCGTCGCTCTGGCCCGAGTCGTTGGTGATCCGGATGTTCGCCGTGCCCGATGCGCCGGCGGGCACGACGGCGTCGATGCGGGTGTCCGACTTCACGACGTGGTCGGCGACGTCGTTGCCGAACTTCACCTCGGTCGCGAACGTGAAGTTCCGGCCGGTGATCTGCACCGTGGCGGCGGCGGCCGCGCTGGCCGGAGTCGGGGCGGTGATGAGCGGCAGACCGAGGCCGGTCTTGTAGAGCTTCATGATGCCGGCGCGGCCGTCGTCGGTCGCCGGGATCTTCGCGGAGTCCGCGGACCGGATCGACGCGGTCAGCGGCATCTCGAAGAAGTTCGCGGTGTCGATCGAGGGCGCGTCACCGCCCGTGATCGACGCGTTCTCCGACCAGAAGCCGAGCTTCCCCGTGTTGTCCTGCATCAGCAGGAAGAACTGCTTCTCGAGGCCGTTGTTCATGCTCGGGATGACGTAGCCGCCGTCGGCGTCGAGGAACCCGCCGAAGGACAGGTCCAGGGTCGGCTTGTCAATCTGCAGCGCGTTGATGCCGAGCGCCCACGCGACCGACGAGTAGATCGTGTCGACGTTGTCCTCGAGCCAGGTGCCGAGGGACTCGGCCTCACCGCCCTCGCGGGTGAACGCGGCGGTGTTCGCCTTCGACGTGTGGCCGAGGCGCTCCCACCCGACCGGGATGGTGCCGGACAGGCCGAACGCGGAGAGCGGGTTGGTGGGGAACGTGGCGGATCGGTCAGCGGTGAACATCGTGCCGTAGCCGGGGATGACCAGCTTCTTGCGGTCGACCATGGTGTGCCTCCTCAGGCATGGTGAAGTGAGCCGGCACCGGGTCCCGGGCGGCGAAGCGGGGGCAGCTACAGAGAGCTGACGAGCAGCCCGAACGAGCTGCTGTACTGCGCGAGGTCGTTGTCCGGGATCAGCGGCGCCGCGACCCGCGATGGGAGGCGGATGTCTGTGACGATGTCCACGCCGGCGGCGAGGTCCTCGATCACTCCAAGCCCGGGGATCTCCCACGTGTGCACGTGGTCGTAGAGGCGGTGGGCGAACCCGCGCGCCTCGGTTTTCGTCGAGGCGAAGATCTGCACGTCGAGGACCAGTGAGTACGCCGGCCCGTTCGACTGCTGCCCGTCGCCGTCCACCGAGTAGACGCCGTACGGCAGCGCAAACGGATCTGCCGATGCCGCGTCGACCTCGTCGAGGATCGTGAGGCCCTCGATTGCCCCGTCGAGCAACTGGAACATGAGCGCGTCGACGTCAATCACTCGGTCACCTCCGGCATGTCCCTCAGGGCGTTGCGCATGATGTGCTTCCCGGGAACGTGGGTCACGCTCGCCGACGCGCGGCGCCCACCCCTAGACCGACTGATCTTGAGGATGGAATGCCCGAACTCGATCGACAGAGCGCCCTCGCCTTCCATGACGACGAGGCGGTCGGTGACGCCGTTGCGCCCCCTCGCGTCCTCGACCTGGATGCCAGCGAGAGTCGCGCCAGTGTCCCGAGCGCGGGCGGCGTTCATTTTGGCCTTGCCTGCTAGTACCGCCGCGGCGAAGTCCATTGCGGGAGCCCGTCCAGCCATGCGCGCGACCGTGATGCCGGCGCTCTTGTACACCTGCGCCATCAGCCGACCCGCAGCTTCAGGACGACCTCGCGGTGCGCGGTGCCAGGAGACATGTCGAACTCCTGGACTCCGACGAAGTCCCACCGGCGGCCGTCACTCGTGGTGACGATCGAGTGGGCGTCGCCCGGCCACAGCTCCTTCGTGTTGAGCTGCTGCGAGACGACCTCCTGCAAGCCGTACGCGCGCGACCCGTCAGCAGACATCGGGTGCAGGTTGCCCCGCACGATGACCGGATCTCCGTCGGGCTCGTACTCGTAGCCGGCGGACTTCTTGACCCGCTTCTGCAGCTGCACAGTCACCGCATGACGTGGAGTGTCGAGTAGCCCCATCAGTGGATCCTCTGGTCTAGCGACATGCGGACCGTGCCGGGGATCATGCCCGACGCGGACCCGGTGAGCCGCTCCCGGTCGCTGTCCGTGAAGAACAGCGACCCGGACGCGACATCGGCGCGCTTCCCGTAGCCGTACGACCCGTCGTTCTCCGACGTGTACCCCTCAGGGTTCCGGAGGACGCGGAGCACGGCGTCGGCGATCACGCGCTTGTACCGGTTCGCGGTGAGGCGACCCGACGTGAGGCGCTCCTCGATCTTCGAGCCCCACAGCCCGTCGGCGTCGTCGACGGCGTCCGTGATCTGCGTCTCCACCTGCGCCTTGGTGAATCGGGAGCCGAGGTCGAACCCGAGGGCCCGGGTCTCGACGTCGTCGTACGACACAGTCACGGACGCCATGCGACTACTCCTTGGTGTTGTCGGAGCCGCCGGCCGCCTTGTCGCGGTCGTCGGCCTCGAGACGGGCGATCAGGTCGTCCTTCTTGCCCTCGATGTCGAGCCCGCGGTGCACGAGCTCGGCCTTCAGGTCATCGACCTTGCCGGTGTACGGCGCGACGAGGGGGACGTACTCCCCGCCGACCGAGGGCGACGCCTCGGCGGCGGGGATCGGCTCCACAGTGCCCGGCAGCGTGACCCACGCCTTCGGGTTCGGGATGAGCTCGGTGAGCTCCTCCGTCTCGACCGTGCCGGCCGGGTACAGAGTTGCGCCGATGACGCCCGGAACGTGAACGTCGGTGGCCAGGATCCGGCCGGCCATCAGAGCACGTCCACCGCGAGCGTGGCGTTCGCGTTCGTGAACGTCGGGAGGACGATCGCGGACACGAGGACGTTGTGGCCCTCGGGGTCGTCGGAGTCGATGTCGGCCGCGAAGATGCCGGGGCGCTCGGAGTCGGCGATCCCGTACTTCTGGTTGATTGCCTCGGCGGGGATGCCCCACTCGGTGGTTCCGAGCGAGCCCTGGCCGTCGAGGTCGGCGGCGGTGCTGTTCGGCTCCGGGAGGAAGAGAAGCTTGTCGGCGGACACGACGCGGGTCGCGGCGCCGCCCACGCGCACCTGGTCGTCGTTGATGACGATCCGGCCGAAGCCGTAGGTGTCGAAGACGCTGCGCACTGCGTCGATCGAGATGATCGACGGCAGGTCGCTGCCGCGCCCGAGGGCCGCCTTGATGATCGACGTGTTCTTCTGGTACGCCGACAGGATCGCCGTCGACAGCATGGCGACCGCGGGCGGGTAGCCGTTCGTCGCGACGAACACGGCTCGCGCGGTGTTCAGGTCCGCGAGCGCGTCGGCGGTGATCGTCGAGTGCGGGGTCGACACGGTGATGCTGTGCCCGCCGGCGCGGCCGAAGTCGATCGTGAAGTTGAGCTTGTTCTCGACGATCGTGATCGTGCCGGTCTCGGCGCCCTGGCCCTGCGCGAGCGCGACGCGAGCCGCGATCTGTCCGCCGAGGCGACGGGCGTAGGTGTCGAACATGTTGCCGATCGCGTCGCTCTGTCCCATGAGGCTGAGCGTGTCGAACTCGGTGACCCGCAGCTTGCGGCTGATCGGGGGGAGCTTGCCGCTCTTCGACTGCGTCCCGGGGACCGACCCGAAGGGCGCCTCGGTGTCGAACGCGCGGTAGGTGGCCGCGTCGGTCAGGCTCAGCGCGTTCACGTCGAAGTCGAACGAGAGACCGTAGTTCTCGCGCGACGGCAGCCACGCCGCGAGCTGGAAGCCGCCGAGGAGGATCTCAGCGGCCGCACGCGCCTCAGCGGTGAGCTGAGCGGCGGTGCGGAAGGTGGAGTTGTAAGGCATCGGTGCTCCTAGCTCTCGAAGACGAAGTCGCCGGAGGTGGCGCCCGTCGTCACGTCGGACGCTCCGCCGGCGCGCTGCGCGGCGACGGGGAGCGCGGGGGTGTTGATGATGGCGTGGCGGACCACGGCGACGGCGACCTTCGCGGACGTCGCACCGTTGGCGAGCAGCAGCGGCACCTCGACGGCGGTGAAGCTGTCGTAGGCGGTCTGCCGTCCGTCGGTCGCGGTCGTGTCGTACGGGCCGTACAGCCCGCCGGCGGTGATCTTCGCGATCGCGATGCCCGACTTGAGCACCTTGGTGGCGGCGTCGTAGTGGACTCCGGAGACGAACTTGGTGACGTCGAGGGTGCGGGGCAGAGCGTTGCTGAGCCCGTGGTCGGACGCGAGCCAGGTCTTGTCCGAGCCGCCCGTCGACGTCGAGGTGATGCTGAGATCCATGAGGGATTCCTTCTCTCGATGTGTAGGTGGTTACTTCTTCGCGGTGAGCGCTTCGCGCCGCTGACGCTGCATCTCCCTGATGGATCCGCTGCCGCCACCGGCCTGCTGCTGACGCTGCCGTTCGAGCGCTTCCATGACGGGGTTGCTCGGGGGGATGGGGGTGGTCTGCTTCGTGCCGAAGGTGCCCGCGAACGCCGCGAGGGCGTCCGTGTTGATCGAGCCGTCCTGGCCCGTGAAGGTCGCGACGTCGACGTGCGCGAAGGCCGTGGCGGCCTCCTCGTCGGTCTTCCCGGTGAGGCCAATGAATCGGGCGATCACCGCGTCGCGGAGGTAGCGCTGGGCGCCGAGGTTCTCGCCGTCGCGGCGAGCTTCCTCGAGCGCCTTCTCCTGGTCCGTCTGGCCCTCGGCGCGGATGCGTGCGAGCTCCTCGGAGTCGGCCTTCAGCTGGTCGTAGTCGCCGCGGGACTTGACCGTGGCCTCGTGCCGGCGGGCGTAGTGCCTCCAGTACGCCTCCCGCTGCTCGACAGTCATCTGTTCGAGCGCGGTGTCCTTCGGGAAGCCGAGGTCCGGGCCCTGGTCCTCGTTGCCGCCCTCAGGCGGGTCGATGAACCGGAGTCCGGGGTTGCGGTAGATGCGGCGCCCGAAGGCATCGAGTACGAACATGAGCGGGTGATCCTCCGTGTCGGATGGGTGCGCCGGCCGCCGTGGCAGCGGCTGGCAGGGTCACGCGGACGCGATCTGACGATCGAGAGCCGCGAGGTAGTCGCGCAGCCGCTTGGTGGCTACGAAGAGTCGGGTCCGTTCCGGGGTTCCGGTCGCGGATGCGTCGGGGTTGTCTGCGTCGTAGGCGACCAGAGCCGCCTCAGCGCCGGTGAGAGCGTCGCTCGCGACCTCTCGAGCGCGTCGCCGTTCGTCTGCGAGTGCGTCCTCGGTCGGGGCCTTGTACGGCTTCCTACCGACGTCGCTCGGGTCTCGGAACTTGTCGCCCTGCTTCACGAGAACGGGCCCGAGTTCGCCGTGCTCCGTGACGGTGGCGCGCGTGTTCAGCAGTTCCCCGGCGGAGTTGCCGCCAGCCGCCGCGTAGACCGTCTTGAGGTCCTCCGCGTTGAGCCGGAACCCGGGGTCGTCCGAGGCCGTCACGGGGAGCGTGTCGCAGTTGCAGCCCTGGTGGAGTGGCAGCAACTCGTCCGTCGAGTAGAGGTTCGCCGCGGCGACCACGCACAGGCCGCACGTGCCCGACCGCGACAGTTCCGGGTGGATCACCCGTCGGTACGCGGAGACCCGCGCGGCCGCCTCGTACACGCGCATCGCCTCGTCGCGTTCCGCGAGGCGCACATCGGTCTCGACCAGATCCGCGAGGCGCTGCTCAGCGACCTGCTGGGCTTCCTCGACCGTCGCGCCCTGCGAGAGCGCGTACCCGTACTGCTCGACCGGCCGGCGGTACACCTCGAGAGGCGACACTCCCGACCGAGGGTAGAAGTCGAGCAGCGGCGGGAGCGCCTCGGGCAGAGCGTCGACCTCGCGGAGCGCCGACTGCAGGTACGACCGCTCGAGCCGCCTGGTGCGGGTGAGCGCGGACATCATCCGAGTCGCGGTGAGTGCCGCCTGCCCGTTGAGGAGCGGCTCGCTCCGCCACTGGTCGAACGGCCCCCACGCGCCGAGGAGGAGCTTCAGGAGCTCGACGATCAGCGACTGCCGCTTCGCCGCGTGCTGCTCCGTCAGGCGGGCGAGCTTCGCGTCGGCCACGACCTACGCCACTGCCGGCTCGAGGAAGGCCTCATCCGAGTCGTCCTGCTGCGCCTGCTCGATCTCGTCCGGGGTCAGCTGGTAGATCTTCTCCCGGATCATCCGCTTCGGCATTGTGTCCTTCGCCTGCGAAGCTGCAGAGGAGCGCTCGGTCCAGGACGCCCGCTCGAATCCGGCCCAGATGGTCTTGATGCGCGCGGCGTCGCTTCGAACGTCGTCGCCGATCGCGCGGAACGCGAGCGCATGGACGAGCGCGAATGCTCCCGCGAACCGGTCTGCGAGTTCCTCGACGGCGAAGATGTTCGTCTCCCGCGCGAGTGAGGCGCCCTCCGCGCTACCCGCAGACGCGTCTGGCGCGAGGACGTAAAGCGGAGTCGCAGAGACTGCAGCGAGGTGCCGAATGTCTCGATCCTCAGCGGTCAGCACCGGAGTGATGTCGGTCGTCGCGGACTCCCACACCTTCGCGCCTGCGGGGATTCGCCAGAGCGCAGCCGGCCCGGCCTTGAAGATGCTGTTGTAGTCGATGCGCGTCCCGCGAAGCGCCTCGTCCTCATAGTCGTCCGGGTAGAACTCAGGGAGGTCGCCCTCGATAGCACGCTGCCGGAAGGCCTGCATCGCGATGATCGTGGTGCGGTCGAGGATTGTGCCGTTGATGCGGTCGAGCGTGTCGAGGTGCGGCTCGAAGGCGCCCTTTCCGTCCCGCGCGGCGACCCGCACGATGGGCGTGTCCTGCGTGTAGGCGAGGGGGATCGGATCTCCAGCCCAGGACCAGCCACTCCCGGGCGACCACGGGGTGCCGTCTGTCGGGAACGACGACACCTTCGCGCGCCGGGTGAGGAGCCGCATGTAGCCCCGGCGGTACAGGGTGATGATGTCGACACCCATCACCGGATCGTGCCCGAAGGTTGCGGCCGACTCGGTGATCCACGGTCGGGCGCGGTACTGCTCGGTGACGGTCGACCAGCCATCGGAGCCGAGGAAGAACACCTCGCCGTCGACGGTGGGGACGTCGGGGCCGGCGACGGTGACGAACGCCTCGCCGTAGTCGGCGACTGCCGACGCCAGATCGCGGAACCCGACCGTCATGTTCGATCGGTCCCACGGCACCATGGCGAGGGCGTCTCCGTTCTTGTCGCCGGCGACCGCCGTGCGAAACCCGAGCGGACGGAGCCGGTTCGTCCGGCTGCTCGCGATGAGCTCCGCCAGGTTGAGGCGGCACCGGTTCACGAACGCGAGGTACGCCTCACGGACGGGGCCAGAAGCGAAGACGGGGACCATCACGGTGCCGTCGCGGTAGGACCGGAGCTTCCCCAGGCGGGGGAGGCCACGGCCCCACTTCGTCGCTAGACGCTGGACGACCCAGTCGTCAGAACCGGGGACGCTCGACTCGGGGAGCATGGCGACCGTCCTTTCACATCATCGGATCGCGAACGGCACAGACGCCTGCTTCGCGGGTTGGCTCTTCGCCGCGTAGTCCGCGGCCGCCTCGAACGCGAGCGCGGCAGCCACCGCGGCGTCGATCTTCTTCGGCGAGTTCTTCTTCTCCTTGCCGATGACCGTCCCGCCGCGCCGCGACCAGCGCCGCGCGTTCAGGACGTGCCGGGTGAGCGCGCGGCCGAGGTCGGTCAGGTCCTCGTGCGCCATCGTCCCCAGCGCGACCGCAGTATGCAGACGCTCGAGTGCGAGCGCCATCTGCACGTCGCGCTTCGTCCACCAGCCGACCGAGTGCTTCCCTGACGCGTGCACCTTCAGCTGGGAGCCGTACTCCTTGGCCCACGCGTCCACGTAGTCCTGCCACAGCGGCGGGTCCGCGTAGAACCCGACCACCGTGTACTTCGCGAACGCTCGAGCGACAGCAGCATCGACCGACGGCCGGTCGACCTCCCAGTCGTCGTGCCCCGGCATGTCCGGCTTCTCCTCGATCAGCAGCGGGAACAGGTACCGGTCGGACACGCGACACGCGATGAGCGCGGTCGCGTCATTCGTCCCGGAACCGTCGAACCCGAGCGTGACCACGTCGCCGCGCTTGAGCGGCTCGGGCGGCATCCGATCGACGGCGAGCCGACCGTGACCGCGCGACTTCCACGCCTCGATCTCGATCCACGCGTTCTCACCCTCCGTCACGGAGTTCAGCCGCATCCGCCGAGTGCGAGCGACCGGCCGGCGCGGGTCGTACGCCCGGTTCAGAAGCATCTCGACGGGGTTCCACGCGAGCGAGTCCCCGTACGCCTCCCGGAACGCGTCAGCGAGCTTGTCCTCGTCGCGCCAGTCCTCGTGCGAGATCTCGCCGTAGCGGTGATCGAACAGCAGCCGCGACCGGCGGGCCTTGCCCTCCGCGATCGCGTCCGCGAGCTCGTACGTGCCCTCAGCCACCGACTCCTCGCCGGGACCGAACATCGTCGTCGTCTCGAGGTACCACGGCTCCGCATCCCCGGCACGCTTGCCGAGGTTGTCGGTCACCGTCTGGTACATCGCCCGCAGCTGCGGCGTCACGTACAGGTGCGTCTCGTCGAACACGACGAACGTCTCGAGGCCACCATCCTTCGACGCGGCGCCCGACGTCGACCGGACGATCTGCCCGCCGCCGGGGATCACGATCTTCGACAGGCCCGGCTGCACACCCCACGCGAGCAGGTCGAACAGTGGCGCGCGCGAGTCGGTCAGGTTGAAGTAGATCGTCCCGAAGGTGTTCCCGGTCTGCTCCTCCTCGGTCGCGAGGATCCGCACCATCGGCGCCGTGATCGTTCGTCCCATCGGCTCACCCCGGGAGTAGGTGTAGACGCGGCCGAGGTACTCGTACGTCTCCCCGCCCTCAGCCCAGCCGTCGAAGCGGCACGGACCGAACGCCTCGAGCAGCGACAGCTTCGCCGCGAGCCCGGACTTGTCGCAGCCCTTCGGCCGCGAGAAGAACGCCGAGTCGTACAGCCGCCGCCCGTCACCGTCGAGCGCGTACACGTCCAGAACGAACCCGTACTGCTCATCGTTCAGCTGCACCCGCTGGCCCGTCATCGCGCCCGCCCCGTGCAGGGTGAACGTCTCGAGCCACCACGTGCCCAGATGACCGAGCGACCGCTCCCGGCTGTGCCCCGGGGCCGTGATCAGCCGGCGCGGCATCAGCCAGCAGCCGACGAGACCCGCTTGCGCCGGTCAGCATCGATCGACGTCACGTTCCCCGCCGTGGCCGCGACCGTCGACCCAGGAGTCGCGCCAGGAAGGCCCGTCCCGATCTCGACACGCAGACGCGACCGGTCCTCCGGCGTCGCACCGAACTTCGCCTCGCGAAGCCGCAGCTCAGCCGCGAGCTCCCACCGACCCGACGTCCAGAACTCGTGATGCACCCGAGCCGTCACCAGCAGGTACTCCCAGTCCGGAGCCGTCATCATCCGCAGCGCCTGAGGCGACGTCCTCCACGACGCCCACCACTTCCGCGTCTGCGGATGCCACGGCACCAGCTTCCCGTTCATCCGCAGCTGCGGCAGGTTCGGGCCCCGCTTCTTCCCGTCCGAGACGAGCTGCGTCGTCTGCTTGTCGTTCCTCGAGCGAGTGTGCGACTCGGCGGGAGCGGGACCACGTCCGGGCATCAGGGCCTCCATGTCGGTGGCGAGACGCAGCCATGACGGCACGCCTCAGACGGTCAAACGGCGCACCCCCACAGAGCACCCTCTGAGAGCCAGTGATCGGCGTCCTGACGGGCGCAAACCGCCCCCAGGTACCCGCGGGCGCAAAACCCCTCAGACTCCTGCGCACCGCGTCCAGCAGAACGCGAAGCGGGCGCCCATTGACCCCCCGGGGAGGGGTGGAGGCCGGGGGGTGCTTTGGGGGTGGTGGGTCAGCCGTGGAGTCGGCGTTCTTCGTCGACGGCGATCTGCTTGGTGATGGCTTGGTGCAGGTCGGTGGTGGTGTAGCCGAGGGCGCGGGTGGTGGCCATGGTGGCGTCGACGAGGGTGTGCAGGTCGCCGCGGTTGGGGATGGTGTCGCCTGCCCAGGTGGTGACGTCGTCGGACTCGACCTTGATCTCGACCTCGGTGGCGCCGGTGACGGTGCGGATGGTGGTCGCCATGGTCAGGCCGCCTCGTAGGTGGCGGCGAAGATGTCGGGCTTGCAGGGGTAGAACTCGCCCTGCACGCCGCGGATGATCCAGTCGCCCGAGTCCGCCGCCATCGCGCCTTCGAGCGTCTCGATGACTACGGTCCAGTCGTCGGTGCCCTTCTTGCGCGCGGCGAGCGTGGAGCCGAGGGTGAGCGGGTCAGCCCAGGCGAGCACGGCGCGCGCTGACTCCTCGGTGCCGTCGTGCTGCATGGCGTCGATGACGACGGGCTTCTTGCGGTACTTCGCGGGCTGGGACATGAGCGGGTGCCCTTCGTGTAGCGGGTGGGTGTGGATCTCGTCATCACGGGCGGTTAGCCCGTGAGCGATCCGGTTGTTCGAGGCGCGTCCGACTGTCGGGATGCGCTGCCGAGGTAGAAGCTCAGGGCTTCTATCCGCCCGTTATCAGCTGTGGGCTGATCAGAACGGGTGCGGCCCGGGTCCTGCGGGGCGATGCCAGCGCTGCTCCGTCTCGGTGAGGAGCCCGGGGTGTTGAGGTTGGGCTGCGTCTCGCTTGGCGCGGCGTGCAGCGCCGGAGGCGTAGCCGGCTTCCCGGTTGGTCTTCTCGTCGTGGTGGTGGCTGCACTTCGCTGCGAGGTTCTCGGGGCGGTGGTCGTTGCGGTCGCCGAGGTGGTCGCAGTCGGTGGCGTGCGCGCCGCAGATGCGGCCGGTGTCGTAGCGGATGTGCTGGCAGCGGTGGCCGTCGCGTTCGAGGACGTGGCGGCGGATGGTGGGCCAGCCGGGTGGGAGTGTCTGCTTGCGGGTGGAGCCGCGCCATCCGGTGGGCATCAGCGGGTGATGAGGCCTAGGCGGTACAGGTGGGCGATGACGTCTGCGCTGATGTCGCCGATCGCGTAGGCGAGAGGCTCGTTGTCGCCCATGAGGTACGGGCGGGCCCTCGAGTCCCAGCCGCGGATGTAGTCCATGAAGAAGAGGATGGTCGCGGCGTGTGTGGCCTCGTGCGCGATCGTCCTGGTGGTGAGCTGGCCCGTCCAGAGGCGCATGACGATGACGGGCCCGGGCTGCGGGCTAGGCCAGTGGAAGCCCTGCTGGCAGACGACGCCCCCGTGGATGTCGTTGTCGGGGTCGTAGGGCATGTCGCGTGCAGTGGTGTGCGCACGCGCCATCTCCTGGCGGTCCTCGTAGACATGCACCCAGACCTGCCGACGGGTAGCCGTGGCCGTGGTGGCGACGCGGAAGCGTTGGAAGGTCACTGTGCCTCCTCGGGCTTCTAGTCGGCGGCGTTGAGCACTTGGCGCGCGAGAGTGCGGAGTGCTGCCGCGGTTGCCGGGTCGACGCGGTCCTGTAGCTGGAAGCCGTAGCCGCGGGAGGGCTCGTAGATGCCGACCATGTGCTCGACGTCCTGGGGTGTCGGCATCAGCCGCGCCCGAGCGGGTTCTTGCCCTTGCGCTCGCCCGGCCAGATCCCGGTCACATCGTGAAACCACTGAGCGACCACGTTGTCGAGGTAGGAGGCGGGGATGTACTTCCGCAGGTGACGCTTCAGCGCGGTGTACGGGTGCGGCGAGCTGGCCCACTTCGCGAGGCCAGGGCCCTTGGTCCAGTACCACTTCAGGTAGCCGCGGCTGCCGGGTCTCGGGTCGGCGACGGCGTCAGGCTTGATCGTGGCCATCGGCGTCCTCCTCGGGGTCGTGAATTGACCCGTGCGCGCCGGTGAGCTGCGCCCAGGTCAGCACTTCTCGGCCAGAGGCCCAGTAGCCGCCGCGACGTGTCCAGAGGCGCCCGTCTGTGCTTCGAACCATGCGCCCGTCGATGTGTCCGTTGTCGGCCGGTTCGTCGGTCAGCTGGTGTCGGTAGAGCGGGGCGCCCATGGCGTCGTAGCCGATCGGGGTGAGGTCCATCGGGTCCTCCGTTCATGCGGAACGCCCCCGGCCTGGTGTGGTCGAGGGCGTCCGTGGTGGCGCTGGTGCGGCTACCAGATGGTGCCGGCGCCGGTGAAGATCAGGAGCACGGTGAGGCAGCCGAGGATGAGGCCGATGGTCGCTGGTGCTGCGCCTCGTCCGGCGGCGTGTGCTCGGTTGAGGCTGATGATGCCGAGGATGATCGCGAGGACTGCTGGGGGTCCGCCGAGGAGCAGCCCGATGAAGAACGGGATCGGGATGAGGAACAGACCGATGCATCCGAGGATGAGTGCTGCGATCGCCATGCCGTTGGTGGGCCGTGGCGGGGCGAGGGGTGCTCGTTGCTCGGTCCAGGCGGTGCCGTCCCAGTATCGCTGGGTGGCGGGCTGTGTCGGGTCCGGGTACCAGCCGGGCGCGGCGTTCGTCATGTCCGGAGTCTTTCAGGGTGGGCGCACGTCCGCCACCGTCGGCGCGACGTTGCAGCCGGTTCGGTGGGGTGCCGTGCGGGTCAGCGAGGAGTCACGATGCGGGCGACCTGAGCGCGATGCTCGGCAGCGTGCGCTTCGGCGACCGATCGGATGGCGGCGTGGTCTCGGCTGTGCCACTCGCGCCCGCAGGGGCAGCGCCAGTAGTACCCGGACTCGCGCACAGCCAGCTCCTCGGTGGTGGGTGGTCCCGGCCTCGGCTGCGCTCTGGACACAGTGGGCTCGGTGGTCAGCGGGCCGGGACGTTGCAGCGTTGGTGACCCAGTCGCATCCCTGGGCTTCCACGTCGGGGCGTGGGACGGTGGCGCGAGTGGGCGCCGCTCGAACGACGAAACCCACCGGGCCGCTGTGCGGTGGTGGGTTTCGTGTCGATCATCAAGGTAGATGGCGAAAACGATGGTCCGTCAAGCTTTTCGGCCGGATTCGTGTCGGATTGGCTTGGAGCTTGGTTCGGAACCAGAGGAGGAGCACGTCTTCGTCGATCTCGACGCGGTGGGTTCCGAGGCGTCGGTGGGGCATTCCGTCTCTGAGCCAGTACTGGATGGCGCGTCGGGTGCGGTGCACTCGTCGTGCTGCACCGCGAACCGAGTACACCCCCTCGGTCACGCGATCGTTTCGATTCCGACCGCGACCAGGACCACCGCGCCGATGACGCCCGCTCCGAGCGCAGCAACCCCTACGACGAACAGCGTCCCGTAGAGGGCGTATCCGATGACGTTCTGGAGATAGTCAGCGACGGTGAACCCTACGCGGGTGAGGACGATCGCCCCGAGGATGCCGAGAAAGAGCGACAGCAGCGCGGCGAAGAGGTAGAGGACGATCATGGCTGCTCCTGGATCTCGTGGGGGTAGTGGTCGAGGACGGCGACAGTCCGGCGCCCGTTCTGGGTGTCCCATCGGACGCGGACCTTCGTCTTCAGGTGGTGGGTGACCTGACCCACCCAGTGGACGGTGACGGTGTGCTTCCCGCCGCGGGTCGTGGTGCGGGTAACACGAGAGCCGATCGGTGGGAACGGTGGGGCGAGGTGCTCGGCCAGCATCCGGAGGACGTCGCTCCGGGTGCGGCCCTGCAGCAGCACGTCGCCCGCCATCGGCTCGCCCGACCACAGCTGGCGGATGCGGTAGACGAGCCCGATGCTCTTGCCGGTCGAGCGGGAGTAGACCCGGCCGTCGCGCTTCACGAGGAAGTCAGCCGGGGTTGTCACTGTCCGGCCTCCTCGGGGGTGGGCGGGACGGGCTCGGGTGATGCCACTGCAAATCCGGCTCGGAACGCCTGCAAGTGGGTGCTCATCATCTCGTCGTGATTGTCTCTGTACGCCTTCCAGGCGGTCCAGACACGGTCTTTCCACTCCTCCGCCGTCTCTACGGTGCGCCGGGGATGCGCGAGAGCGGTGCGCGCGAGCCGCCGCCAGTACTCGCGGTCCTCGTAGTCGCTCCCGGGGTCGTTGTCGCGATGGGCTTCACGCTCCCATTCCTCCTGCGACTCCCACTCGCGGATGCGGTCGAAGCATCCATCGCCGCCGTTGCCGTCATCGGTGTTGGCGAGAGCCTCGGCTAGCGCGTCGAGGTCGGTGTCCTCTCGCGGCTCGGGGAGGCGGCCGTGGAACAGGGCAGCCTCCCGCTCCTTGAACACGGCGAGGGTGGCAGCGGCTTCCCTGATGTTCGCTTCGATGCTCGGCTGGGTGCACCGATTCGCGTCCTGCTCGAGTTGCGCGATCAGTGCGCGCAGGTGGTCCAGGTCGGTCACGGCTGGTTCTCCTTCGTGGTGTGGGTGATGCCGGGGTCGCCGGCCGCGATGTGGAAGCCGACGATCGCGGCCCCAGCGGTCAGGACCGCGGCGAGGACGAGCAGGACGGGCCTCATGCGTCTTCCCACCATTCGGCGCCGCACTCGCGGCACACGTGCTGGACAGTCGTCTCGTCCTCGAAGACGCACTCGGGGTCGTGGTCCCATTCCCAGCCGCACCCGCTCTGCTCGTCATCGGTCACCTGCTCGTCCTCGGTCATGCCGCGTTCCTCTCGGTGTGGCAGTCGCACTCGCACGGCGCCAGGTGGTCGTTCTCGTAGCTCCACGCCTCTCCAAAGCAGAGACGGTGCAGCCCGGCGAGGCAGTCGCCGTTCACGGGGCGGGGGAAGCCGGTCACGACGCCACCTGCCGGTACCGCTTCGCCAGCTGGTCCTCACCGATCGACGACTTGTTCCCGATCGCCGTAGGGACGGCCGGGTGGTTGACGACCTCGACACGGAACGCGGGGTAGTAGCGCCCCCACGGGTCCTTCTTCTCGAACGCGGCGACGATGCGGATGCGGCGTCCGGCCATGCGGGAGTCGCGGTCCTCGTGGATCTCGCCGATGCGGTCGGTGATGGTGGTCATGCTGCTGCTCCTTCGGTGATGACGTGCACGATGTCCTCGCCCTCCCAGGTCTGGTTGCAGCCCGACCCGGTCTCGTGGGTGGACGAGCGGACCCCGCACATCAGGTACGGGTGGTCGGTGCCCGCGTCGTGCAGGTAGACGCGGGCAGCGCCGCAGGTGGGGCAGACGAGGCCCGGCATGCGGCGGGGGCGGGGCGGGTCCATGGGGAACTGTCCGCGGACGCGGCGGAGGAGGTCGTCGAGCTCGTCAACCCACACGCCCGCGGTGGGGAGTGCGGCGATCGCGACGGCGTGGCCCTTCTCCCATGCGATGACCTCCCCGAGGTACGCCTCCACCTCCCGGACGCTGCCGGTGCCGGTCGGGAACCGGTACACGTCCAGGTCCCGCACCCACGCCCGGACGAGGATCCCCGGAGGGGTGACGGCCAGTTCGGTCGCGTGGTTCTTGACCATGTCGCACAGCTGCCCGTACGCGAGGTCCACCGTCTCCCGGGCGTTCTCGTTCCATGGGAGCCGCCACTCCTGCGACGCGTCGACCCGTTCGCCGGCGGCTCTCGTGATCGACGGGCGGATGAGCGTCCATCCGTGGGCGACGTGCTCGCCGATGCGGGGGAGACCTTCGAGGGCGACGTGGTAGCAGCGGTCGCAGAGACGACCGACACGGGCGGGCGCGGGGGCGCATCCGGTGCACACCTCGAGCTGATTCACGTCCGCGACGGTCGAGTCGCAGTCGTCGAGGTGGCGGCCCCAAAGGGCGTGCCCACGGATGCACGGGACGGCCTGCTCCTCCCGGGTGAGGAGGGCGAGCTGCTGGGCGGTGGTCATCGGGTCTCCTCCGGGTGGGTGAGTCGTCGGTATCGGTCGGGCTGGCAGTCCCGACAGATGCACAGCGGCAACGAGTCGGGGTGGTCGGTCATCGAACCGACGAAGCCGTGGCACTTGTCGTGGTCGCCCACCGCGCAGTGGCGGCAGGGGAAGCCGGGATGCTGGCCCATCGGCTAAAACGGGGTCTCGGTGTCGTCGTTGCGCGCCCAGACGTTGCCGCCGCTCTGCGCCCCTGAGAAGCCCTGAGACTGCCCACCCCCTCCGGGAGTGCCAGGACCACCCGAACGGCCGCCACGCGCTCCATCACCGGCTGCCCGGGTGACCTGCGCGGTGGCGTATCGGAGCGACGGACCGATCTCGTCGATCTCCAGCTCGATGGACGTGCGCTTCTCGCCCTCCTTCGTCTCGTACGAGCGCTGCTTCAGGCGGCCCGTCGCGATGACGCGCATGCCCTTCGCGAGCGTCGTTCGCCTGACGGTCGAAGGTGCGCGGAGTGGAGGCGATGGTGAAGTTCGCGACCGCGAGCCCGTTCTGCGTGTAGCGCAGCTCGGGGTCGGAGGTCAGGTTGCCGATGACGGTCAGAATCGTTTCTCCGGCCATGGTCAGGCCTCCTTCGTGGTGGGGTCAGCGGTGAGCTGACGGATGTAGATGGCGACTGCGGCGGCCGCCCGGATGACGCCTCGCTCCGCCTGATCCCGACTGGCACCTTCGGAAGGGAAAGTGGCTCGGCTCTCTCGGGCGGCGCCGAAGCGCTGGATCAGAACTTCGAGGGCTTCCGCCTCGCTCGGGGTGATGGGCACGTCAGGCTCCTTCGGTGGTGGGTGTGTCGAGGCAGTAGGCGGTCAGGCCGTCTTCCGCCCACGGGTGGGTGTCGTCGTACTCGGCCTGTCCCTGGTGCAGGCGGGCCTCTCTCGGCCAGTCCTCGCCGGGGATGTCGGTCTCGGCCATGTCGTTGGTCCAGTGGCCGCAGAGCTCCGCGTCGAGGAAGCGGGGCGCGCGAGGCGGCATCACTGCTCGCCCTTGTGGTCGGCGCAGCAGTCGTCGGGGCACTGATCCGTGCAACCCGTCCAGAACTCGTCGTCCGGGTCCGTGATGTTGCCCCCGGTCATGGTCAAGCTCCTTCGTCGTAGGCGATGGCGGTCAGGGGGAGGTCGTCGTACGCGACCGGGTGCAGCTGCACAGGTGCGGCGGGAGGCGGCTCCTCCGACTGGTCGGCCGCGTCGAGCAGCTCCTGCGCCAACTGGCGGGCCTCCGCCGGCGCGAGGTCCACGACCCGCACGTTCAGCTCGAGCCGCACCAACTCCGGGGCGACCGCCCACGTCTGCGCGACGGTCTCGGTCTTCTGTCGTTCGATCACTGGGGTCCTCCTCTGACCACGAACGGGAACTCCGCCTTGTCGGCGTTGCCCCTCCACATCTCTGTCGGCCAGTCGCGACGCTCGCGACCGCCTCTCCACGGCTTGACGTAGTACTTCGGCAGGGCCTTGTCCGCGATGACGCCGAGCCCGAACTCCGGCCAGCCCATGACCGCCGACGACCCGCGAGGCCGCATGTCCCGCTGCTTCTCGTCGTTCAGGCCGTGCCCCGCGTGAGCTTCGATGAGCATCGCCACGCCCCGGTCGCGGAACTCGTCCAGTGCCGCGAGGACACCTGCCGCGTCCTCCTCCTTCGTCACGCCCTTCGCGATCCGGTAGAGCGGGCCGATGAACAGCAGGTCCGGCTTCAGCCGGTCGAGCAGCCGGTGGATGGCGCCGATCGTCCGCGGCTCCGACACGTCGAACCGGCCCGGCGTGATCACCGTCAGCGCGTCCTGCGGATCCCGCTGCCCCTGCTCGGCCGCGAATCGCACGATCCGCTTCGCCGTCCGAGCCCACTGCGTCTGCGTGTTCTCCGCATCGATCGCCAGCGCCCGCACCGGCGGGATCTTGTCGAGCGTGAACGGGTGCAGCCCCGCCGCCGGAAGGATCAGCATCTGCCGCATGAGGGTCGTCTTCCCGACGCCCTCCGCGGCCGTCACCATCAGCCGCTCGTGCTTCTCGAGCAGCCCCGGCACGACCCACTCGTGCTCGACCTTCGTCGCCATGACCTCCCGCAGCGACAACGGAAGGAACCGGTCGCGGGTCGTCGCGGACACCTCGAGCTCGCTGCGAAGCTTCGTGATCGTCGTCTCCGGATCCGCGCCCGGGTCGTTCAGGTCGGCCCGGGCACGGGTGACGGCGTCGATGGAGCGGCGACGGATCGCGTTCGTCCTCACGACTCGCGCGTGCCTGCCGGCGTTCCCCGCGAAGACCGTGCCCGACGGGAGCTCGAAGATGTCCTCAAAGCCGAGCCCACGCACCTCCCACTCGCGCAGGTGGTCGATGACCGACACCTTCGACACCTCGCCGCCCGAGTCGAGGATCCGGCCGACGCCATCCCAGATGAGGCCGAGGCGCGGGTCCTCGAAATCGTCACCGTCGACCTCGTCCCGCGACAGCGGGTAGAGGCGGGAATCGGTCAGCACGGCGCCGAGCAGCTCACGCTCTGCGGCGCTCACAGCAGCGCCCAGTTCTTCGCGGGCGCGGTCGTGGCGGGCTGCCAGCCGCGCTCGACGTTCCACCGGTGCTGACGTCGGACGTGGTTCCTCCACGTCGCGGACCAGTCGAGCTTGATGCCCTTCTGGCCGGGGACCGCGAGCCAGTAGTCCCTGAAGGACGCGACCTCGACAGTGACGTCCAAAGACGGCCCGTCGGTGAGGAGGAAGTCGAGGTCCTCAGTCGACGGCGACCAGTCAGAGGTCATCCTCGAGCCCTTCGAGGGAGCCTTAGATACGTCTCTACGTGTAAGAGAGGAGCGAGGTGACAGATCCGACGTCTTTTCGGTCGCGGATGTCACTTCGCGAGGTGACAGATTGGCACTTCGCGTCTCCTCCGCCCACGGCACGAGGACCCGGTAGTCGTTCGTCCCCGTCCTCTCCTGACGGGTCACGCTGACGAGCTCGGAATCGATGAGCGACCGGACCGTGCGGATGAACGTCCGCACCGAGACGCAGCACTTCTCCGACCACGCGGCCTGCGAGTTCTCCGCCTCCGACGAGTAGTAGACGCAGCGGCCGTTGTCGTCCGCGACGTCCGCGAGCGCGATGAGCACGAGCAGCTCGGTCGCATTCAGCTGCACGCCGCCGTGGTCGTGCCACACCCAGCTGCTGACCTTGACGCTCACGCGGCATCACCTCCGAGGTCGAAGGCCTGCTGGCCGAGGCGAAGTGCGGCGAGCTCGCAGTAGCGCTCGTCCGACTCCACCCCAACAGCGCGTCTTCCCTCGTCGGCGGCGGCACGGAGCGTCGTGCCTGACCCTGCGAACGGGTCGAGGATCACGTCGCCAGGCTTGGTGAACGACCGGACCCACTGACGGATCATGGCGATCGGCTTCTGAGTGGGGTGGCCACTGCCCTGAGACGTGGGCCCGACGTAGTTGATCGTCTTGCCCCCGCCATTCCAGGCGGGCTTCTGGTCGTCGCGGTGCAGGCAGACGATCGGCTCCCAGCCGAGAGCAGGACGGTCCGCTGACATGATCGGCATCGGGTTCGTCTTCACCCAGACGCCCACTCGGAGGCACCGCAGTCCCTGCGGCGGCTCGAGCTCGAACTGGAACGCCGTCGACGTCGCCAGGCTGCTCACCACCCACCCACGAGTGATCTGTCCGAGGTCCACGAACAGCTGCTCGTGGACCTCGTGCGTGAACGACACGAAGGCCCCCTTCGAGCCCGACAGCGCTCGCCCTCCGGCGGGCACCTTCGAGTTGTTCGATCGCGCCATCGCGTGCGTGCGGTCGTCGAACGGGGGATCCGTGATCACCGCGTCGAACGAGCGCGGCTCGAGACCTGCCAGATACTCGAACGCGTCTCCGTGGTAGAGCGTGACCGCGTCGTCTTCGTAGTAGATCTTCATGACGCCATCTCCTCTCTGATGTATCCGGCGGCCACCATCACGGCGACCGCTTCCCGCTCCGGCACGAACGCCTTCCCCTCGGACCCGTCGATCAGCCGTACCCACACACGCCCCACGGTCGGGTCCTCGACCTGGATCGGGACATCCGACGGGGTCGGGCAGGCGAAGAACAGGTCGAAGCCGCGCGCCTGCGCTTCTTCGCTGTGCGACTCGATGTGCTGGTGGCAGCCGGTGGTCGCGCTGCCGCAGACGAACACGAGGTTCCCCTCGGCGTTCGCCTCCGGCCGGCGCGTGCCGCCCGACTGGCGAGCGCGACGGTGCTGGAGCGAGTAGTGCTCGTACTCGACGTCGACCTGACGGCCGCACCACTGGCAGCAGTCCGCGTCCCGGCTGCGGACCCTCGCCCGCACCGTCGGACTGACGCCCTTACTCATGACGCCACCGGAGCCGGTGTGCTTTCGTCTGCCGCGTCCGCAGTCTCCGAGTGAGTCGCTGGGGCGGTCTTCACCTTCGCGAGCCCCAGGGAGCGCCACAGCCAGTCCATGGTCCAGTCGCCGGGGAGCGCGGTGCGCTCGGGCAGCTGGTAGATGACGGACCGGGCCCCGACGAGCTCGGCCTGCCCGCGGGCAGGCATCTCCACGATCAGGTCGACGTCGTACGGGAGCGCCTTCTGCGACTTGACCTTCTCGGTCTTCGCCGTCGTCGGGCGGCCAGCGTCCGACATGACCGTCGTCGTCTCGAGACGGGCCGTGATGATGACCGGGCCGTCCCACGCCTTCACCTCGGACAGGAGCCGCTTCCACTGGAAGTTCGCCTTGTTCCACAGGTCGGTGCCGACGATGAGCTCGCCGTTCCGGTCGCGGGATCCGCGCTTCTCGGCCGCGTTGCTGGCCTCGCGGGACAGCTGGTCCCACAGGAGGGTCGCGGAGTCGATGACGAGGAGGTTCGGCTTGTCCTTCGACTTCGGCGCCGACGTGCGCAGCCACTGGATCGTCGCCTCGATGTCGGCCACGGTCCCGTCGTGCGGTGCGATCGCGAACCGGGCGCCGGGGATCGCGCCGTACTCGTCCGGGTCCTTCTCTCCGATCGACACCCAGTAGGTGTCGTTGATCAGGTCGGACGCCGACGCGAGCGCGGACTGGTAGGACTTGCCCGACTTCTCCCGGCCCGCAATCAGCGCGATCGGCCAGGAGGGCTTGCCAGTCGGGCGGCGGAGTGTGCGGTTCATGCGACTCTCGATTCCATGTACTCGTTGATCAGCCACATCGGCGGCATGATCGGATCTGCCTTGGGGAGGCCCGGCCACTCGCCGGCCTCCGTGCACGCCGCGAACCGTGCGATCGCCCGGCGCACGTACGCCTCCCCGATCTCCACGAACTCGTCCGCGAGGGAGTGCACCGCGACGAGGTACGGCGGCTCCTTCTCGACGACGACGAAGGACATCCGCGGCGCGTTCCCCTCGATGAGGGAGAGCACGAGGCCGTAGAACGCCTCGGACAGGAAGTAGCCGTACTTCGCGGCCGTGCGCTGGAAGCCGTCGCGGGAGGCGTCGTCGGTGGTCTTCACATCCACGATCGCCGTCCGGTCGTCGGGGAGCCGGTCGAACCGGGCACGCAGATCGACGCCCGTGACGGGCTCCACCGCGAACGCCGACAGCTCCGACTTCCCGGGCGACTCGAGGATGCTGCGCGCCTCATCGTGAGCGAGGACCGCCTCGGTCATCGCCTCGACCTGCGCGGCCTCCGCGGCCTTCACCGGCGTCAGCCCAGCAGCGCGCGTCTGCGCCATCCACTCCTTCGCGTCCTTCGTGGACGCCGCCCCGTTCGCGCCGAGGAGCTCTGGCGGGATGACCGCGTAGTGCGCGCCGGCGCCGAGGATCCGGGCGTGAGCCGCGGAGCCGATGTCGAACGCCTTCGTATCCGCGCGGGGGTGCTCACGCACCCAGTCGAAGACGCGCGCGGCCTTCAGTAGCTGCTTCGCACCGGTCGAGGACAGCGCGGGGTCCGCGTGGTAGGCGCGCTCGTCGAGGTCCTCGACCAGCCGCCCGGTCACAGCTCGACCTCGAAGCGGCGGGCGATGCCCTCGAGCTGATGGCGCACGACGGACGAGACACCGGCCGACGTGAGGAACGCCTCGGGGGCGAGCAGCGCGCCGACTTCCGCGAGGACGCTCTGCGCGGCTGCGTCCCAGCCGGTCGTGAACGCGTCGCGCTCGGTGACCTCCGAAGTCGCGTTGTACTTCGGCGGGAGGTCGAGGTAGGTGTCGGCCGCGTTCTCTGCCCGGACGGAACGGGCCTTGTCGGCGGCGAGCTGCACGAACTCGCCGTCCTGGGTTCTGACGTTCTCGCTGTTCACGAGGGGTCTCCTTCGTAGATCCCGACGCGGATGAGCGCGCCGGGAGTAGGGGCGTAGGCCTTCGTCGCGTGGACGTCGACCACTCGGGAGTCATCGGCCCAGACCTCGGCGTCCGTGAGCGCGTCGAAGACGGAGCGGACGAGCTTGTCGAGGTCGGGGATGACGGTGGGGTGTGCTCGGCGGACCGTCTTCGGCCGCTCGAAGCGGAACTTGATCGACACCTGCAGGGGGCCGTCGAGGGGAGGTGCGCCGTCCATGGCCGCGACGCCGGCGGCTTTCACGGTCCGGCGCCAGGGCTTCAGCGTCTTCGCGTTGTCGTCGACGGCGCGGTTCTTGTAGACGCGTTTCGAGCCCTGGGGGATCGGCTTCCCGTCGACGCGGATGACGAGCGGGGCGGTCATCGCTTCAGGGGGTGGATGCACGCGAGCGCCCACAGGTCGTTCTCGACGTGCAGGCATGTGCGGCACTGGAACGCACCGGCCGTGATCGTGTTGAGCTCGATCAGCCGGCGCACGTGCGCTTCGCAGCCGAGCGACACGTCGTCGCAGAACCGGCAGAGCACTGAGAAGTCGGCGGCCTCGTCGCAGTCCTCCACGGAGCACGGCAGATCGAAGTCCAGGTGCTCGATCGTCTCGACGACGACCCGCTCCTGCACGTCGCTCATGCGGTCGCGTCGATCCACGCGAACACCGCGCCGGCGAGGAGGAACAGAACGAGCGCCACCGTCCCGTCGACGAGCGGGATCTGCGGGAGCCCGGCGAGCGCGAGCGCCGTGTGCACGGCGAGCTTGATGACGATCAGGATCAGCACCGCCGCGAGGAGCACGACGATCGGCCCGCGGTTCTTCATCGGAGCGCGACCCTCCGCCTCGAGCGAGCGGACGTAGCCCGTCGGCGTCGAGCCGGTCAGCCAGGCGTCGTACGCCGCCTCGACGGAGTAGCCGTCCGTGACCTCGTCGCCGTCCAGGTGATGCCCGGCGGTGTCCTCGGCGGCGGCGTACCACTCCTGCCACGGCATCGGCGTGAACGTGGAGTCGGAGGCGGCCCTGCGGTCGCTGTCAGTGGTGCTCAT